TAGATATACAATGGCAACGCCTTTTGATATAACAAATGCAGCATTCTCAGAGACTTTGGACTTGGGAACAACTAACATCTACAATGATGTAAAGTACAGCCATGATGGGAAATACTTGTTTGTTGCCAACGATACGACAAATGAGATCGTTCAGTACAAAATAGGAGAACGGTAATGTATGTGAAAGTAGTAGACGGTGCGGTAGATACGTTCCCCTACAATTTAGAAAACCTCAACACAGACTTTCCTAACGTCAGTTTCCCAGACCCTGTGCCTGAGAATATTCTGAATGACTATGGGATTTACTCTGTATCAGTTGGGCCAATGCCTGACTACAATCCTGCAAACCAGCGAGTGCTTTTTGATGCGCAACCTACGCTGCAAGATGGTCAATGGGTGCGCCATCGCCAAGCCTACAGCCTAGACGTAGACCAACAGGCGCGTCACGATGAGCGCACTGCCAAAGACGTTCGCCGCAAGCGTGACAAGTTGCTTTCTGAAAGCGATTGGACGCAGATGAACGACAGCCCTCTGAACACAACGGATCGCACGACATGGGCAACATACCGTCAATCTTTGCGCGATTTGACAACGCAAAATGGGTTCCCACATGATGTGACATACCCAAGTAAGCCTGAGTAAAGCAGATGTTTGGTTTTTCCCCTCTCGCAGCCCTACCGTTAGCAGATGACCGCGTAAAAGAAACGTATGCCCTTACTGCTACGGAAATCACAGCAGCCGCGCCTGTTGTTGATAGCATTGCGTTCTCAGAGGAAGAAACACTCACAGCAAACGACATTACATCTACGCCAGTTGTAGACACGGCTACACTGACAGTTGTCTATAACCTCAATGCTGATGACGTTACTGCTGGCATACCAGTTGTAGATAGCTTTGACATAGAAGTTGCCATTGGCATCACTGTTGATGACATCACGGCGGGCACACCAACTGTTGAGCAAGGCGTTCTGCGTCAGCTATTTGAACTCACAGCCGATGACATAACTGCGGGTACGCCAGTTGTAGATGATGCAAACGCAAGAATAGCCGTATTCTTTGATGCAGATGACATCACAATGACGCAGCCATATGTTGCTCCTTTGGTTCTCAGACAGGAGCATATTCTAGGCGCAAATGAAATTACGGCAGGCAAGCCGCAGATTGCGGTCAAGTTCTTGTGGATGCGGGAGCCAGTGGCAGATGACAACTGGACAGACATACCAGAAGCCTCAACAAATTGGACAGATGTAACCGACACAAACACTGAATGGACAGAAGCCGCTTAAAATAGTAGTATCTGCCTAAGAAAAAGGAAAAAGTTATGGCCTCAAGCTGGACAACAAATAACGCCATAGAACTTATGGCAGACGGTGAACGCTCTGGCGATTGGGGCAGAGTTACAAACCGCAACCTTGAAATCATTGACGCGGCGTTAAGTGGATCGGTAACGATTGACCTATCAAGCGCAGGCGCGGCTTATACGCTCAACACGACAGACCAAACCATCAGCGCAGCCGTTGAGGATGGTCAGCATAAAGTGCTTATCTTTAGCGGGGCAACAGAAGCTTGCACGATTACGATTGCACCAGCGGATGCAAAGAAGCTGTACTTCATTGTGAACAGCAGCGGCTACACTCTATCTTTCAAGCAAGGCTCACAAGCGACACCTGTTGATGTAGAAGATGCTGATACGCACATCATTTATACGACAGGTAGCGAAGCGGTAAATTTCCAAACATCTTTAAAATCTGCTGGCATCACAGCCACAACCGCAGAGGTAAACTACTTAGACATTACCACGCTAGGCACATCAGAAGCGTCTAAGGCTGTCACTGCTGACGCAAATGGCGTTGTGACTTTTGATAACGGGATCGCAGAAGAATATAGCGTCGTTTCATCGTCTACGAATGTGACCGACATTGACCTGCAAGCTGGGACATACTTCAAGACAACACTGAGTGAGACGACGGCGTTTACATTCTCTAACTCGCCTGCAACTGGCAAAATCGGCAGCTTTATCTTGGAAATCGTTCAGGATGCTTCAGGCAGCGGTTACGCTGTTTCATGGCCTATAGATGGGGACAGCAATTCTATTGTGAAATGGCCTAGCGCAAACTCACCAACACTTTCTACCCTTGCTGATGCGATTGATGTGCTTGCGTTCTACACCTACGATGGGGGTACTAGCTGGTACGGATTTATCGTTGGGAAAAGCATGGGAGTATAGCAAATGCTTTCTAAAATCCTACTCTTTACCCAAGGCCAAGATACGTCTTGGGATATTTCGTATGCGTTGCCGACAACTGATGATCTATATGTTTCGGGTAGGGGTTCTAACGCTGGCAAAGAAGGTGTTGGCTATAACCTCTTATATGGTAGCCAGAACACTTACGATATAGACGCCACTTACGACTTTCGTTTTTCTAATGACGGTACGAAAGTTATAGCAGCACAAGGCCGCATTTTGAGAAGCTATGCTCTTTCACCGCCATACTCTTTTGCAAACGGTGATGTAACTCAGGTCGGCACTGACCTTGATGTTTCTTCCGTTGAGAGTGTACGAGTTACTGGTCTTTATGTAAGAGACGATGGTTTCAAAATGTATATTGTTGGTGAGGATCAGGATGAAGTTAATGAGTATGTTCTCTCAACGGCATGGGACGTATCTACAGCCACGCTAAACCACACTCTGGACTATACAACTATCACTGACCCAACCAGTGTTCTTGATATAGGCAAGATTATGTTTAAGCCAGATGGTAAGAAAATGTGGCTAAGTAGGGATAACGGAACATATCATTATGAATTTGATTTAACTGATGCGTGGGACTTATCAACCGCAACATTAAATGAAAGAATTACGGAAACTTTAATTGAACCAGCTTGGGACTTTTCGTCGGACGGTCGCTATGTAATTTCAACATACGGCACAGGGCAGCGTGTAGTAAAATTAACGTCACCTTATGACATTAACGCGGATGTTGCGCTTTTGGACGGTGTTTCTAACTTTGAACTCGGAGGGCAAGCCAACACGGAGAGCATTCAGGTTGTGCAAAATGGTGCGTCTATTGCCATTTGTGAGCCTAGCACAGCAAGGGTTGTATTGGGGTCTTTTTCAAAGCGGCTTTTTCAAAACCCCAGTTCCTATACTTATCTATACCAAGATATAAAATGGAACCCTGATGGCACAAAGCTGTACTTTAGATATGGCGCTTCAATTTACAGTTATGAATTTACAACGCCTTATGACTTTTACAGCTTAGATACAGAAAGCACAAACCTTGCTACTGCTAACTTAGAAACAGGTAATTTGGGCGGGAGTACATTAGGAGATAGCTGGGACATACAGTATGATGGTATGAAGTTTTACACGCTGAATGTGACAGATGGTTCCTCAAGTGACGTAAACCATGTTTACGGTTTTAATCTTAGTTCCTCATATGACCTTTCATCAGCAACGCGTGACGGTTCTAGCTTTCTTGACGTTGATGCATACCACGAGGGGTCAAAAGGAATTGCTGTACGTCGCGATGGAACAAGGCTTTATGTTATAGGGCCAAATCTTGGCAAAACAAAAAATATTATAACGCAGTACGATATTGACCCTGATGGTGCAGTAGAGGATGCGGTATATGCTGGAACTTTAGACATTACTGGCGATGGGCCAAGTGACGGAACCACGAACTTAGCAGACAATAGACTTTCAAAAATGACATGGAAGCATGATGGTTCTAGGTTTTATGTTGTAAGTAGGCATTTTTATAGACCTGCCAGCACTACGCTTAACACACAGCCTCACGTTTTGGAGTACCGACTAACATCCCCATGGGATGTCACAAGTGCAACCTTATATCAGTACCAGCCAGTTCCAACAGCAAACAATGACCTGAGAGGAATTGACTTTCACCCAGAAGGGCTGCGCATGTGGCTTAATACACACTTTGAAATCACAGAATATTCTTTGGAGGACACATAATGCCACTACTGCCTCTTAGCATCCCCAAAGGCCAATACCGCAACGGGACAGACCTTATGTCATCTGGGCGTTGGCGTGACGTAAACTTGGTGCGCTGGCATGAGGACGCGCTGCGCCCTGTCGGGGGTTGGCAGCAACGAGGCACACTAGACCTAAACGGCACATATCGTGGTATGCATGCTTGGGTAGACAACAGCGATGATCGTCACATTGTTTTAGGCAGCTATGACAGCCTGTTTCACATTGATGAGGATAACGTAACAACAGACATTACACCTGCAACGCTTGTGGCGGGTCGGTTGGATGCGTCAATCAACCGTGGCTGGGGCGGCGGCACATGGGGTACAAATGCATGGGGTACGCCACGCCCTGATACTGGTCAGGTTCTAACAGCTACAACTTGGGACGTAACCAACTGGGGTGAATATTTAGTCGGCGTTAGTTCTTCTGATGAAGTCATTTGGGAGTGGGACTTAACCGCCTCAACTGCGACTGCGGTATCAAATGCACCAACTGCGACAGGCATACATGTTACTGACGAGCGTTTCTTGTTTGCTCTAGGCGCAAGCGCAAATCCACGCAAGGTGGCTTGGTCGGATCAGGAAGATAACACAACGTGGACTGCGACAGCGACAAACCAAGCTGGTGACTTTGAACTGGCGACAACTGGTAAAATCATGGCTGCGGTGAGTGTTCGCGGTCAAACGCTTATAATCACATCGCAAGACGCACACACAGCAACTTACCAAGGCCCACCGTTTGTTTTCGGCTTTGATAAAGTTGGCAGTAACTGCGGCATGATCTCAAAGAAAGCTGCGGCAGCAACAGACGTTGGCGCAATCTGGATGGGTGAACGCAACTTCCACGTTTATGCTGGCGGTCAGGTGCAAGCTATACCTTGCGAGGTTGGCGACTATGTATTCACTGACATCAACCGTGACCAAAAGTCTAAAATCGTTGCAGTGGTCAATTCGTTCTGGAATGAAATCTGGTGGTTCTATCCATCACAAGACAGCACAGAAAACGACAAGTATGTATCCTATGACTATGTTGAAAACGTCTGGGGTACTGGAATTATGAAACGCTCTACAGGCGTAGATCGTGGCGTATTCCGTGATCCGATGTGGGTTGATCCGCAAGGCATCATTTACGATCACGAAATCGGCTTTGAGTACATAGATGATGACGAAACAGAGGCGCAGGTTCCATACGCTGAAACTGGCCCGATTAGCCTTGGCAATGGCGACAACATTATGAACGTGGTTGAGCTTATCCCAGACGAGAAAACGCAGGGCGATGTGCAAGCTAAGTTTAAGGCGCGTTATTACCCCAACAAGATTGAATACGCTGCTGGGGAGGTCACAGAGCGCGAGTTTGGCCCTTACAGCATGACCAATCCTACGTCTGTTCGCTTCCAAGGTCGCCAGATCAGAATGAAAGTAGAGGGCGTTGATAAGTCAGATTGGCGTGTCGGCACGATGCGTATAGACGCGCGTCAGGGTAGCCGCCGATGAGGTATAACCCGCCACCATACACAAATGACTTGGCGACATGGGCGCAGAACCTTATTCGCTGGCTCAAGCGGGAAGCATCTAGCCTGACTTGGCGCACATTTGAGGACGAGGGCGGGACACCTACGTCATATGACCGCGCAACTGAAAACGGTGTTTTGATGTGGGATAACCAGAAAGGCTATCCAGTTGTTTCTAAGGATGGGGCATGGACGCAGGTTGTTCTTGAAGATGGTCACGCCTCTTTTTATCGCACAACGGACGTAACGGCGGCAGCAGCGGATACAGCGTATGCAATAACATACGATGCGCCCACAGGTAATGTTGGCGTAGATCGGGATGCGACAGACAACAGCAAAATCGTGTTTAGCGAGGCAGGCGAGTATCTTATTATGTTCTCAGCGCAGATTGCGTCATCATCATCTAGCACGGTCAAGTTTTACTTCTGGCCTCGCCTTAACGGTACGGACGCATCCAACAACACAATCATCTATTCGCTGCACCAGAATGACGCGACAGTGGTTGTCTCGCGTTCTGCAAAGTTTGATGTAAGCGCAGGTGATTACTTGCAAGTTATGTGGGCGGTGGATAGCACGTCAGGTTCTCTGGATGCATCAGCGGCGACTGCGTTTAGCCCAGCGGCACCCGCAACTACGTTGCACATCACGAGGATGCACGGATGAATGAGATGTCTCACAAATATGTTCTGAGCAAAGAATTAGAGAGATGCCGCCCGTGGATAGAAGAAGCTTTGAAGTATTGCAATGGTACACACATCTTTGATGATGTAGTTCATGGCATTGCAGAGGGGCGTATGCAGCTATGGCCTGCACCAAAGGGGTGCATGGTGACGGAAATTGTGGTATATCCTAGGAAGAAGGTTCTAAACATCTTTTTAGCTGGTGGTAAATTGGATCAGTTGTTGGATATGGATAAAGACATGACGGAGTGGGCAAAGATGCAAGGCTGCACTGGCGGTACGATCTCAGGTCGTGTAGGATGGAAAAAAGTTTTAGAGCCTATGGGGTGGCGTCTAGCGCTGTCTTATTATGTGAAGGAGGCCGATTATGGCTAAAGGTGGAACAACAAACGCGCAAACTACACTGCCTAAATTTCAAGAGACTGCAATTCAGCAGGGCATGGGTCAAGCCAGAGATGTAGCTACTTACATGGACACTCCGATGCCATTGTACGGGCCGCAGATCGCTTCTTTCTCACCGTTAGAGCAGGCGTCTTTTCAAGGTACTGACATGATGGCTGGTGCGTTTAACATGCCAACATCAGGTGGTCAGCAATATTTGCCTCAACCGCAAACGTACGCGGGTGGTATTCAGGGATACTCAGCGCGTCCTATGGTAGACGAAATGATGTCTCAGTTTGAAGCAGAGCGTCCAGGGCAAGCTGAATACAGAACAACTTTTGGCATTGATCCTATCACTGGAGAAGTTGGCTCTCGCGCATTAGAAAATCAACCCGTTGCCTTAGAAATGCAAGGCGGCGGTGGTGGTAAATAGGAGATAGATCATGGCAGGTGGCGCTAATCCACAAATGACACAAGCTACGACAGGGCAGGGTGTCACCACGCAATCTGGGCAACCAGTAACAGGAGCAGGCCCAACTACATATATGCCTACGCCCCCAACGCAGTTGAGAGCAGGCTCTATGAGTTACTCCAGAATGAACCCATATCAGCAAGCGGCGACAGCGCAGGCTGGAGCATTGGGCAGAACTACAGAGCTTATGGATTACAGCCCAGAGCGTGTTCAAGCTGCTACTTTGGGTACGCCTGCGGCTGCTGCATCTCAAATGCAGAATTACCAGAACCCATATGAAAGCCAAGTTGTTCAGCAAACATTGCGTGACATTGGAACGCAAGCCCAACTAGGGCAACAAAATCTTGCAGCACAAGCGCAACAGGCAAAAGCCTTTGGTGGATCGCGTCATGGTGTAGCACAGGCGCAAGGAATGCAGAACTACACCCAGCAAATGGCAGATGCAGCATCACGGATGCGTCAGCAGGGCTTCAACACTGCACTGGGTGCGGCACAATTTGACGTAGGGCAGCAGCAGCAAGCAGCATTAGCTAACCAAGCAGCTTTAAATCAAGCATCTCAGCTAAACCAAGCGGCGGGGTTGCAAGGTGCGAACCTTAACTTGCAAGCAGCTAATCAATTAGGTGCTTTGGGTGGTCGTTCATTTGGTTATGGTGAGGCGATACAGGATCGTCAAATGCAGCAAGGCGCGATGCAGAGGCAAATGATGCAGAACCTTATAAACCAAGGCCAAGGCAGCTTTGGTCAGATGACAGGCGCACCTATGGGGTTGCAGAGCTTCTTGTCAGGTGTTTATGGAGCGCCAAGTATGGCGGGTCAATCTACTAGCTTTAGTCCGGGCCTCTTTAACTACATGCAGCTTGGCGCACAGAAGATGCGTCCATACTAAAGGTTTACTATGACACGGGCAGAATTAGAGCAAATCGCAAGAGAAGCAGCAGCGCAGTATAACCTGCCTGTTGACGTATTTTTGCGCCTTATAAACCAAGAAAGCAGATTTAAGGTTGATGCTTTATCGCCAAAAGGTGCTTATGGCCCAGCGCAGCTTATGCCTGACACAGCAGCGGAACTTGGTGTTAATCGTGAAGACCCGCGTGAAAATATCTTTGGTGGCGCAAAATATCTTAGTCAGCTTGTAAATCAGTTTGGTGAAATGCCTTTAGCTCTTGCAGCGTATAACGCAGGCATGGGTAACGTGAAGAAATATGGCGGTATACCACCGTTCAAAGAAACACAAAACTATGTCAAAACTATTCTAGGCAGTTTAGATGGACAGCCTTTGAGCGCAACAAGGAA